ATATTTGACAAGCAACTTAAAGAAAGGTTGACTTGGAAAGAGGAAAAGTGGTATAATAAAAAAGACGATACTGAAATCGTTACAGTGACCCAAAAAGTGTGACTTCAGAACCTCCTTCGGGAGGTTTTGTTGTATGATAAATAATCCATAACGGAACTATAAGTATTAATAAGATGGGTCTCTCCAGATTAGATAATTTTCTGAAGTCAGCAAGAGGAACAATTCTTTATGTTGATCCGAATGCTCTAGATTCTACAGATAGTATAGAAAATCAAGGGAATTCTCTTACAAGACCTTTTAAAACAATTCAAAGGGCTCTTGTAGAAGCAGCAAGATTTTCGTATCAAAGAGGGAGGGATAATGATAGATTTGGAAAAACTACTATTTTACTTTACCCTGGAGAACATATTGTAGATAACCGTCCTGGTTGGATTCCTACAGGAAGTGGGCAATATCAATTAAGAAGTAGCCAGACCTCTACAGACTTTTCCGATTGGGATTTAACAACTAACTTCGATGTTACTTCAGAAAGTAACGTACTTTATAAACTTAATTCAGTCTACGGTGGTGTTATAATACCCAGAGGAACTTCAATTGTTGGATTAGATCTTCGCAAAACAAAAATTCGTCCAACATATGTTCCAAATCCAGAAAATAATGAAATTGAAAGATCTTGCGTCTTTCGTTTAACTGGTGCTTGTTATATCTGGCAATTTACTGTTCTGGATGCAGATCCAAATGGGCAATGTTATTATGACTATACTGTTAATAAAGTTGTCCCTAATTTTTCCCACCATAAACTCACAGCATTTGAGTATGCTGATGGTGTAAATAACGTTATTATTGATGATGACTTTATTTCAAAGACAGATTATGGTCGTACAGACCTTGATATGTACTATGAAAAAGTTGGATTAGTTTATGGTCAGACATCTGGCAGAGAAATTCCAAATGACTATCCACCATCAAGTGTTGTTGATATTGAACCAGTTATTGATGAATATCGGATTGTAGGTTCTAGGGGTTCGGAAGTCGGAATTACAAGTATTCGTGCTGGTGATGGGATCACTGCAACAAATACAATTACAGTAACTACTTCAGAAGGTCTTGAGGGAATTAGCGTTGATACTCCAATTCAAATTTCTGGAGTAAGTGAAGTTGGATATGATGGTAAATTTGTTGTGTACTCAGTTACTAGTGATACTGAGTTTACATATAAATCATCTGTTATTCCAGGTAGTCCACTAGGTTCAATCGCAAGTGCAACAGCAAGTCTGTCTGTTGATACTGTCACATCGGCATCTCCATATATTTTTAATATATCGTTACGTTCAGTTTATGGAATGTGTGGATTGCTTGCTGACGGAGACAAAGCAACAGGATTTAAGAGTATGGTTGTAGCTCAGTTTACTGGAGTTGGGTTGCAGAAAGATGATAATGCTTTTGTAAAATATGATACTTCAACTGGAACTTACAAAGATTCAACATCAAACTTCACAAATTTATTTGCAGACTCAAACGCAAAATATAAACCAGCATACGAAAACTTTCATATCAAAGCAACAAATGATGCATATCTTCAGTTAGTATCTGTATTTGCAATTGGATATGCACAGCACTTTGTTACAGAGAATGGTGGAGATATGTCCATCAATAACTCTAACTCTAACTTTGGATCTAAAGCACTTGTAGCATCTGGATTTAAGAGAGAGGCATTTGCAAGGGATAATACTGGATATATTACTCATATTATTACTCCGCAGGAAATTGAAGCAGAAGATGGGTCTGTAGAATTTATTGCAGTTGATGTTGATAAAACTGTAGGGATTGCAAGTACAAATAGACTTTATCTCTATAATTATACGGATGAAAATAATCCTCCAACAAATGTCATTGATGGATTTAGAATTGGTGCAAAAGTAAATGATCAACTTTATGTTCAAATTGTATCGAGTGGAATTTCTTCAGAATATTCTGCTCGCATTATTATGCCTAGCACTGAGTTTTCTTTAAAGGAAACTTCATATGAAAAATCATTCACTATTTTAAAGACTCCTTCATCTGAAAATAGTATTGTCGATAAAATCGTATCATTTGGTGAACCTCATTCATTTAAGACTGGTGAATCGATAAGAATTATTAGTGATGATGGTAATCTTCCCAGTTCAATTTCTCCATCAAAAGTTTATTACGCAATTACAAATGATCTTGCTGGAGTTGGTATCGGATCTACTCAAATTAAAATCGCACAAACATATACCGATGCTTTCCAAAACATTGCAATATCACCAAGTAAAAAAGGTGGTAATCTAACAGTTGTAAGTAGAGTATCGGATAAAAATTCTGGAGATGTGGGGCATCCAGTCCAATGGGATGCTTCTGAAGGCAACTGGTATATTAATGTTGCAACTGCATCTACAGAAAATCAAATTTACCCTACAGTAGTTGGTTTAGGAACAACTTCTCTTGGTTATGCAACTCCAAGAACATATATTAAGAGAAAATCAGACTTTAGAAATCTATCAGATACGATCTATAAAGTTCGTTATGTAATTCCAAAATCTTCTTCAGTTACTGCAAGACCACCTCTTGATGCGTTTGTTCTTCAAGATGCAGGTTCTGGTATTGGAACTGGAACAGGTGAAATTTCTAAGTATTTTGATCTGACAAATACATTATCTCTTTCCAATGAGAATGAACTTAGAAATCCAAGGTTTATTTCTTCTTGTACTTGGTCTTCCTCAGGCATTGCTACCGTTACAACAGAACTTCCTCACGATCTAAAGGTTGGTAATTCTGTTGAGATAGTCAATGTTCAGAGCACTCCAAATAATACAACTGGAATTGCAAATACTGGATTTAATGGTACGTTTACTGTCTCTGGTGTTAATAATACAAGACAGTTTACTTATCAACTTTCAGATAATCCAGGTACTTTCTCTAATAATACTTCAGTTAGAGATGGAGACTTACCAAGATTTTCAAGGAAAACTCTGACCGGAACATATCAACTTTATAGAAGTCAAGAGGTTCAGGAATATATTCCAAACGTTCAAGATGGTGTCTATCATCTTTTAGTTGTTGATACTTCAAATTCACCATCAATTGAACCTTTTACTAACTTAAAGTTCTCTCAACCAATACAATATCTCTATCCACAATTTAATAGAGATAATCCAACATCAGATCCAGAAGCAACAAAATCTTTTGCAGTATCTGATATTATTGGTAAGGTTGTTATTAATGAGCCTCAAAAATCACTTACAAAAGAAGCACTTGGTGGTTTGTTAAGTGATATTAATGTTGGATTTGGAATTACAAATATTGTATCAAATTCTGCAGGAACTGCACACACAATTCATACTACTTATGATCACGGATTTGCTGGTATTACTTCCGTAAGTATTACTGGCGCAGGATCTACTTACACTACTGGAACTTACTACAACGTTCCTCTTGTTGGTGCTGCTGGTTCTACAACTGGTGATTATGCAACTGCTGCCGTAACTGTAAGTGTTGCTGGAACTATTAGCAACGTTGTTATAATGAATAGAGGTAGTGCTTATGGTATTGGTAACACTCTTTCTATTCTAGATATTCCAAGAAATGCTGGATCAATTGCTGCATATGTAACAGTTCAAAAAATTCAAAATAATGTTGGAGACACCTTAGTTGTTTCTGGAGTAAGTTCTTCTCAATATAATGGTGTCTATAGTATTGCTCAAGTACCTGTTGGGTCTACAAAGGCTATTGTAGTTGGATCTGCAAACTCTATTTCAAGTCCATCAACAACTGGTATTGGAGTTACTGCAACATCTTCTGCAAATGTAGTTGTAAGTGGTGCATCAATTGGTATATCAAGCATTACTTATGATGCTACGACTGGTATTTCTACTGTATCATTCAGCAGAGCACACGGATTTAGAGTAAATGATAAGATTAGAATTGGTGGAGCATCGGACAGTATCTTTAATAATGAATTTATTGTAAAGACTACACCTTCTGTTGCTGTTGCATCTACGCAACTTACAATAAACACTGGTATTAAAAATGCATCTCCAATTTATGGAGGAACTCTAACTGCATATCCACTCTTCTTGAACTCTTATGGTGGAGATTTAACGTTAGAAAACGAAAAAACTTCATCAAGACTTGTTGCACAGTATGCAGGAATTACGACAGTTTCTACAACACTGATTGATATTTCATCAACAAATAATGATCCACTCACTATCCAGAACGCAGTTGCTTCTGGACTGAGAATGGGTGATTATATTCAGATTGATAATGAAATCTTCCGTATTCGTTCTGCAGTCATAAGCAATCAGGTTTATGTCTTTAGATCTGTTCTTGGAACTCAGAAACAAACTCACCTAGACAACTCAGTTGTTAGAAAGGTTAAACCACTGCCAATTGAATTCCGCAGAAACTCAATTATTCGTGCATCTGGACATACTTTTGAGTATATGGGATTTGGTCCTGGAAACTACTCAACAGCACTTCCAGAAAGACAAAATCGTATCATCACAGGTCAAGAGGAAATTCTTTCTCAGGCAACAAACCTAATGTAAGTGTTGTAAATATTGGATTTGATGTTCTTACTCCTCTTGAAATCTCTGTTAATAGATCTATTAGAGTTGAAGGAGGACCGGATTCAACATTAATTTCTGAGTTTGATGGTCCTGTTGTCTTTAATAATAAGATTACTTCTACTTCATCTAAGGGAATTGAAGCAACATCATTATATCTTCAAGGTAATGCATTCGTCTCTAGAAACTTTACCGTTGGTATTTCTACTCCAACTGAAGCAGGAAATCCTGGAGATGTAGTTACCCGCACAGAACCACAAAGTGGTAAGAGTATTGGATGGGTCTATACTACAAATAATCGTTGGGAGAAATTTGGAATTATTGGTGATAATGGAAAAGAACCAGCAAATAGAATTGGAATTTCTTCTAATGGAACTTATATTGGAATTTCAACATTAATTGATATTAGAACTGTCGGTGACATTGAACTATCTGCAGTAAATGATGATAATGCAGGTATTACCTCAGTAACTATCTCCAATGTCAGTAAGATTGGAGTTTCTCAGAATGTAACCAACAACTTTGTTGGAATGGCAACTCAGATTAACTTTATTGGTTATGGTTTAACTGTCACTTCTGATTTTGATGCATCTTCTGGAATTGCAACAGTTACTGTAGATGGTTTATCTCTTTCTGGAATTATTACTCAACTTTCTCCTAGTGGAAACATTGGTGAGATGCAGTATAATTTTGATGGAGTTCAGTTTGGTGCTGTTTCTGGTTCTTCTTATGATTTGGCAAATAATCAACTCAATCTTACATCATCACTGAATGTTGCAATTTCTACATCATCTTCAGCATTAGTAGTTACTCAAACTGGAACTGGAAATGCTCTCTTAGTTCAAGATGAAGCAAATGATGCATCTCCATTTGTAATTTCCAATAATGGTGGAGTTGGAATTGGAAGAGCCGTACCTCAAGCAAGGATTGACATTACTTCTACCGATGAAACTTCTCTGAGAATTAGATCCACTTATGGTGGTGGTCCAGTAGTGAGAATTGATAGTTCTTTAGATGATACTTCTCCATTTATTATTGATGCATCAGGAAGTGTTGGTATTAATACTCTTACTGTTGCTTCTGGTATTTCTCTGGATGTTGTTGGTAATGCTGGAGTAACTGGAGAAATTCGTTATTATAATTCCACTAGAACAAACTATGTTGCATTTAAGGCACAAGAAAATATTGCATCAAACGTTGTTTGGTCTCTACCAAATGTAGTTGGCGCAGCAAATAGCATTCTATATTCTGTAACACCAGGAATTCTTGGTTGGACTTCAATACAAAATGCTCTTGCATTAGCAACAACTGATGATCTCCCAGAAGGATCTGCAAATCTTTACTATACTGATGCAAGAGTTGTGAATAAGGTCAAGACTTTAATTGGAGATCAGTGTGGTATTACTGTTGTCTTCAATGAAGCAACACAAAAATTTGATTATGAAGTTATTGTAACTCCAGAATATTCACCTTGGCCTTATTCAACTCGTGGATTTGCACTTTCAATATAATAAAAAATCCGTTGAGAATATTCTCAACGGATAATAAATTTATTATAAGTTAAATTTATCAACAACCTCCCTCTGGCATCACCAACACATTATAAGTGATTTGCTGGGGGGCAATTGCGATGGTTTCATTTTTTCTTTCTGATCTTGCAGCAACCTTTCTAGATACGAATACAATAGATTGATTTGGTTTGAGATAATATTCGGTAGGGAAAGGTATTTCCATCGTTCTTCCATACTTTTTCCACCAGTTATAATCATATCCATAATATTGGTAGTTCCTTCCAGACAAATCTCTAGAAGATGTTAAAAACATATAACCATTTTGGTTGTCTCCTCCATAATCTTTTGTTTTTGTAAATCTCCAGTATTTTCTCCAGTACCAATCATAACTAATTGAGGATGAACTCAACTGTCTACCAATAACACCTTCGATCCAGTCTCTATCAGTATCTGGTAAGTTCGGTAATTGAACATATGAGGCAGGAACTACTGTTTCAACGACAATTGCATTTCCTTGATCATCAAATGAAGGAGTTTGGTTTATTTGTGCTGGAGTTACAACACGTATTTCATTTGTACCAGTTCCCTCAAGAGAAAGATAATTGAATATAACTCTTACGTTCTGTCCTGTATTATTTGCATATAATGTAAAATCCTCATTTTTTGCAAAATATCCAGTAAGTACTTCAGTTGCCATTTTTTTATAGTGTTATCTTTTTTATTATTTAGAATACATAAATAATAGAAGCAAATTATCGGTGGATAGGGAAACCGAATGGCAAATAAAAACTTTGTAGTTAAGCACGGGTTAGAGGTTGATACTAATCTAATTTTTGCGGATCAAGGTGCAAACAAAGTTGGTATTGCAACAACCGTCGCAAATTATACTCTACACGTTAATGGTGGCATTGGTGCAACAACTGCGGTTATTTCAGGAATAACCACAGTTAATAATTTGGTTATTCAAGGAACTCTAAAAGCAAATACTTCCACAGGATCCACTGGAAATTATTTGGTTTCCACTGGAGTTGGAGTAACTTGGATTTCTCCAAGAGTTTCTACTGTTTTTACTGCAACTTCAGGTCAAACAACATTTAGTGTAAATTATACTGTTGGATTGGTAGATGTTTATATTAATGGTATTCGGTTAATTCCAAGTGAATTTACTGCAACAAATGGAACGTCAGTTATTTTAGATGATGCTTGTTTTGGTGATGAAACTGTTGAACTTGTTGTATATTCATCAATCTAAGGAGAAGATAAATGCCAATTCCAAACAGGGAACTATCACAATTTGGTTCTTTTCTTTATGTTGACAATACAACAAGAAACATTGGTATTGCTACAACAGCAACTCCTTATGTTGGCATAGGAACTACAAATCCATTTGTAAAACTTACTGTTATCGGTGATACAAATGTATCTGGCGCAGTTTCCGCAACTGGTTATTATTTGAATGGAAATCCATTAGTAAGTGCTGCGGTTCAAACTTGGGAACTTTCTGGTTCTAATGTTTATCGTTCTACTGGTAATGTTGGCATAGGAAGTACAATACCTACACAAAAACTTGATGTTATTGGAAATATTACTGCAACTGGATCGATTACAGGAAGTAATATAAGTGCAAGTGGAATTACGATCAGTAGTGGGATCATTACTGCTTCAAGGTTTGTTTCAACAGTTGCAACAGGAACTTCTCCACTAACTGTTACTTCAACTACTCTTGTTACAAACTTAAACGCAGATTATTTAAGAGGGAAAACACCACCATCTGGTGATATTGTAGGAACAACGGATACTCAAATTCTTACAAATAAAACACTCACATCTTCTTATATTATAACACCAACAGTTTCTTCTGCAGGTATTGCATTTTCTGGATCTACTTCGGGATCAACAACATTAAGAGCATCTGCAGTTGCTACTGGTATTGCAACTCTTCCTGCAATTACTACAAGTGATACTTTAGTTGCAAGAAACACGACAGATACTTTAACTAACAAGACTATTTCTGCTGGTTCCAATACAATTAGTGGACTGACAAATTCTAATTTGTCTGGTTCTGCTGGAATTACAAATGCAAACCTTGCAAATTCTACTATTTCTGGAGTTTCTCTTGGCAGTACTCTTGCAAATTTAACTGCAGGTTCTTATATTAGTTATAATTCTGGAACTACTTATAATGGTTCTACTGCAATTACTGTTTCTGTAGCAGCAACATCTGCAAATACTGCAAATACGATTGTTTCTAGAACATCTTCTGGAGATTTTACTGCTGGAACAATTACGTGTTCTGCAGTAGATGCTACTTTATCTGGATATAGAGTCAATGGTACAACTGTAATTGATGTTAGTAGAAATTTAATTAATGTTGTAAACGGCAATTTTAGTGGTATTATAACTTGTAGTAGTGTAAATTCTACATCAGACATTAATCTAAAAGAGAATATTCAAACTATTGATAATGCATTAGGTGCTGTAACTTCTCTTCGTGGTGTTACATTTGATTGGAAAGAAAATGGTAGTCCATCAATTGGTGTGATAGCACAAGAACTTGAAAAAGTCTTACCTGAACTTGTAAATCAAGGGGAATATAAATCAGTCAATTACAATGGTATTATTGGAGTTTTAATTGAAGCAGTTAAAGAACTTTCTGCTGAGGTAGAAGACCTTAAACAAAGGTATAAATAGCATTAAAATATAAAAGATATATTTACATTCCATGGCTGTACTTGGCGCAACTTCACTTACTGGTTGTAATTCAATTCCTCAATTTATTGCGGGGGGATCGAAGACAGTATTTCAGAATGCAACTTCTCCCGTAAGTTGGACTAAAGATACAACTGTAAATGAAGGGATGTTGAGAGTTGTAAATGGGGCATCTTTATCTCCCGGAGGATCGATTACTTTTTCTCAAGCATTTGTATCTAATAAACCAATCTCTGTAACTTTACAACAACAATCCATTGGATTGACTACAACATCCACTACAGATGCTTATCCAGCATCTTTTGGTAGTGGTCAAGATGGTTCTCCCCCAGATTCCAGTGGTAGTGCATTGCCTACTGCTCAATTTGCCTCACATAACCATCCATATATTAGAACATCTCCTACTGTACTTACGTCGGGAATACAACCTGCTTCTGTAGCTGCATCAGTTGCTAATCCTACAAATCTAGGAGGCGTAGGTCTAGGCGGACAACATTCTCATGCATTTGCTGGCCACAGTCACCAAGTTGACACTGCCGGAACAATTTTGCACGGACATGCAGTATCAGGACAACATGATCATCCAATAAGTTCTACAGATAGTTTTGATATTTTGTATGTGGATATGATTATATGTACAAAAGATTAATAAATAATACAAATCATTAGTTTTATGGCAGTTCTCAGTTTAGATACTTTATCTGGTTGTAGTTCTATACCAAGTTTTATTGGTGGATCAGCGGATACTCCCGCAAATCCATCAAAAATGATTTTTAATAATACAAATGCCCCTGTTAATTGGGTTAAAGACACAACTCACAATAATAAATCTTTGAGAATAATTGGTGGAGCAAACGGATCTGCTATTTCTGTAGGTGGAACAATAGGGTTTACTACTGTTTTTAGTCCAAGAACCAAAGTAATTACTAGTGGTATAAGCACCAGCAATATTAGCATTGCATCAACTGTAACTGGATACCCAACAACTACAAATCCTGGTGGATCTGCATCGCAACCAGCTACAGTATCAACAGACCAAATTGCTCCTCACATTCATCCAATTGATGTAAGTACTCTACAATCTCAACCAACAGGATTTGGTCCAGGTGGTCAACCAGCAGCTACAGGTGTTGCTGGATTCATCGATTCTGGTCCAGGTGGTGGTCCTGCATCACATCCACACACAACAACTGGAACTATTACTAGTCATACTCATCCAATTACAGAAACTGCTCATAGACATCCATTAACTAGTACAGGTCCTCATAGTCATTCGCTTACTTTGAACCAAGATTTTTCTATTTTATACATAGATGTTATTATCGCAACTAAATCTTAGATAATTATGGCTACTCTTCAAGGAACTTCTTTAATAGATTGTTTATATATTCCAGATTTTATTGCATCTGCTACAAAAACTGTATTTGAAAATGCTACTGCTCCAACGAGTTGGACAAAAGATTCAACATATAATAATACTACTTTGAGAGTAATTAATGGTTCAATAACAACAGGTGGTTCTACTGCATTTACAACTATTTTGACTTCAAGACCAGTTCAAGGTACAGTAAGTTCTGTACAATCTGGAGTTACTATTGGTCCAATACAACCACCACTTTCTATAGGACCTGCTATTGTTAGTGGAACTCTGCAATCTACAGCAGCTACAACTCCACCACATACTCATCAATATTTTACTAGCACTGATGATGTAGCAAAAGCAGCGGGAGCAGTTGCATCTAGAAATAGAGTTGCTGCGAGCCCGCTTGCTCCTAGTAATGTTGGATCTGGTGGAGGACATACACATAGTTTTGGTCCATATAATCACAGTCACCCATTTCCAGCTCCATCTATACCCGCTCATACACATACTATAACTGAGACATCACATGATCATCCAGTTAGTAGTACAGCACAGGATTTTGCTGTTTATTATAGAGATGTAATTCTCGCAACTAAAGATTGACTTTGATCTTTTGTTGAGATAAAATATTAATTATACCTTATTATTCGTATGAATACTAAATTAATCGAAAATAATTATCTAATTATTCCTGGGTTTATTCCTTCATATAGAGCAGTTCAATTAGCAAATGAATTTAAGAGTTATTGTGAATGTTCTAATTTAGAAGGAGATTCACAAGCACCACAATCTCATTCTAAGTATAATTATATTTCTTTCTTAGAGTTACTTTGTGAGAAGACTCAGGAAGTATCTTCTATCTTAGAAGAAACTGTTCTTCCTACATATGCATATTCGAGAGTATACTTCAAGGATAGTGTTCTTGAGAGACATACGGATAGAGATGCTTGTGAGATTTCTCTAACAGTTCATCTTAATGGCGATAAGCAATGGCCTATTTCAATTAAAACCCCAACAGGTGAAGAGAGATCTGTAACATTAAATCCTGGTGATGCAATGTTATATCTTGGAAAGATTGCAGAACATTGGAGGGATAGTTATGATGGTGAGCACTATGCACAAGTATTTCTCCATTATGTAAGAAGTAGAGGTGATTGTGTGTATGCATACTTCGATAAAAAGAGAGAAGATTCTAAAGATGAAGTAGAAAAAGAAATTAAAGAACAAATTGAACCTCCTAAAGTTGAAGAAGAAAAAAAATCTACTCCGACTCTAATTGTTCCTAAACCAAAATCAAGAACTTGTTTAGAAGATTATATTCAAGTATTTGATAATGCACTTCCAATTGAGTTGTGTAATGAAATTTTAGATGAATATAAGAACTCTAGTGACTGGGAAAGTGCTTTAGTTGGTACAGGAGTTGTAGATAAAAATTATAGGAATTGCAATCAAATAATGATTTCAGGTCATGAAATTATTAGTAAAAATGAGAATAAACGTAGAGATATTGATATAAAAATTCATGAGAAATTAGGAGAAACAGTTAAAAAGTACAAAGATCTATATGAACATTTCATGATAGATATTGATACTGGATATCAATTGTTGAGATATAATGAAGGTGAATATTATACCCAACATGTAGATTCATTTAAAGAGCAACAGAGATCAGTTTCTTGTTCATTGCATTTAAATGATGATTATGAAGGTGGTGAATTTGCATTCTTTGATAGAGAAATTATTATTAGATCAGGTGCTGGATCTGCAATAATGTTCCCATCGAATTTTATGTATCCACATGAAATTATGCCTGTAACAAAAGGAACTCGTTATTCTATTATAACTTGGTTTGTATGAAACAATTTTATACTAGACAAGTATTGTCTGAAGGTGAGTTATCTCAAATAAAAGAAGTTATTTCTTACGCAAATACTCATAATATTTGGCAGGATGGTTTAAAAAGTGGAGGAGGATTTTCAAGAGTTAAAAGTAACTTAGAAATGTCTGATCCTGCTTTATCACAAAAAATCAATTCTTTGATTATGAGTTCATTAGATCGTGATAATTATTTTGTAAATTTTATTGCTGCGAGAGAAACAACATTTAATATTGTCTCAAAAACTATTTCTGGCGGATACTATAATCCCCATTATGATAATTGGAATAATGGCGATTATAGCACTACAGTGTTTTTAAATGATCCTGATGAATACATTGGTGGTGAATTATGTTTATATTTTGGTGGTGAAGAAGAGATTAAAATAAAACTAAAATCTGGTTGGGGCATAACATACCCAACAGGAACTCTTCATAGAGTAAATAAAGTTTCATCTGGTGTTAGATATGTTTCTGTTTTTTGGACAAAATCTTTAATAGAGGATTCTTTTATTCGACATATTTACTCAGAAATTTGTGATATTCAAAAAAATATGGTAAAATATGAATCACCTGTGCATTTAGGGGATTGCTTAAGTGCTTCAAAAGATCCATTTTTTATGCTAGAGGGATTAAGGCAACAAATTTTACGCAGATATGCTAGATAATACATTTAGGAGATAATTATGCAAATGAAACCAGGCAAATTTTGCCCATTAATTAAAAAAGATTGTGTTGGATTAAAATGTTCTTGGTATACTCAAGTCAGAGGAATGAATCCTAACACTGGTGAAATGGTTGATGAGTGGGGGTGCGCTGTAACTTGGCTTCCTATGCTTCAAATTGAGACCTCACAGCAAGCAAGGCAAGCGGGAGCTGCAGTAGAATCTTTCCGAAATGAAGTTGTAAGATCTAATGCAGAAAATCAACAACTTTATCTCCAATCTATGGAAGAAATGAAAAATATTCTTCCTGCTAATGTTGTTCCGCTTGAAACTCCTATAAATATGATAGCACCGACTCAAGGAGAAGAAAATAATGACAGTGAATAGATTAGTCTATATTGCTGATGATGGAACAATCTCAATTAACGATAATAGTTTAATAGATATTGACAGACAATATTTTGATTGGATTCCAAGCAATGTTCATGCAGTCCAGTGGTATGGAGATGTAGTGGGTGGAGAAATTGAATTCAAACCTTCAAGTCCACTTGCAATGGATAAACCATCAAATCAAAGAATTAGTGAACTTGGAGAATGGGAACAGTTAATTCAAATATATTATGATGAAATAGCAAGAAGAGAAGAAGCAGAGAGAGTAAGATTAGAATTAATTGAAGCATCAAGGGATTATTGGGAAGAGTTTAGAGCAATTCGTAATTATAAATTATTAGAGTGTGATTGGACTCAATTACCAAATGCTCCTCTTACTCAAGCACAGGTTGATGCATGGACACAATATAGACAAGACTTGAGAGATTTATCTGATATCATTACCGATCCTAAACCATTAGTCGTTGCTTATCAATCTGGAGAAATTCATCCCGATTGGCCTGTTCCTCCTCAATAATTGTTGCTTATAAATTATGGAAATTAATGGATACGAAATTAAACCTGGTGCTGATCTGAGAAATGCTGATCTAAGTAATTGTGATTTACAATATATTAATATTCAGGGTTCAAATTTAGAAAATGCAATACTAAAAAATTGTAATTTGCAAGGGGTTAACTTAAAATATGCAAAACTAAAAGGATGTGATTTATCTGGATCTAATTTAGATGAAGCAAATCTTGAATCTGCTGATTTAGAGGAAGCAAATTTATCTGGTTGTTCTTTATTAAGAACTAAACTGTGGGATGCTAAAATAAATAAAACAAAATTTGATCAAGATAAAGATTCTAATTCTGATCTTGAATCTTTAAAGAAAAAAATATCTGATTTAGAAGTAGAAAATGAATCTTTGAAAAAATATAAAAAGTTTTATGATGAATTCAAAGGTAAATTTGATATTCTGTAAATAAAATAATTATTGAAACCATACCGTAAGGTATGGTTTTTTTGTAACTAAATACATTTTAGGCAGATAAATACTTAAAAATTTTCAAGTCAAATGGCAGTTCCAGCAGTTAATATTGTTGTAGAACAGGGAACCGATTACGAAGAAGTCTTTACTGTTAATAATCCTGATGGAAGTCCGTTAGATTTAACAGGGCATACTGGTGTAGCAAAAATTCGTAAGTTTCCTGAATCAACCACATCAACTTCATTTAATGTTGGTATTGTATCTGCTGCAGGACAAGTTGTAGTGTCTCTTGCAAATACAGTTTCTGATGATTTGAAAGCAGGAAGATATTATTATGATGTAATTATTATCTCCTCTCAAGGAAAGAAAACTAAAGTTGTTGATGGGATGGTGCTTGTAAATGCTAGTGAGTCAATCTAATGCCTTCAGTCTCTCTTGGAAGTACCAGTTATAACGTCACTGTAGGTTATAAGCCTTCTCTTAAACTTACTAGAGAGGCTGGAAGCCTACAGGGAGTTCAAGGTGCCCAAGGTCCTTTAAGTGATTTCCAAGGAACTCAAGGTATTCAGGGGGCACAAGGTCTTCAGGGACGACAAGGTGCTCAAGGAATTCAAGGTTCTCAGGGAACAATTGGAATTCAGGGGCATCAAGGAACTCAGGGACTTCAGGGAAGACAAGGTACTCAGGGAAGACAAGGAACTCAGGGAATTCAAGGACTTCAAGGTCTTCAAGGATTACAAGGTAATCAAGGTGTTCAGGGTCTAAGTAATCAAGGAACTCAAGGAACCCAAGGTTTACAAGGAACACAAGGAAGACAAGGTACACAAGGCAATCAAGGTCTTCAGGGTGTTCAAGGAACCCAAGGTTTACAAGGTATACAAGGCACTCAAGGACTTCAGGGAACACAAGGTCTTCAGGGAAGACAAGGAACTCAAGGGAGACAAGGCACTCAAGGTTTACAAGGAGTTCAAGGCACTCAAGGACTTCAAGGTCTTCAGGGAGATCAAGGTACACAAGGACTTCAAGGTCTTCAAGGAACACAAGGTCGCCAAGGTACACAA